CTATTGGGTTCTTTTAACTGTTGCGGGAACTGCAGTAATCTTTATGTTAGAAAGGATGTTTGGATGAAACTAACACCTAACTTTTCTTTACGAGAGCTTACTAAATCACAAACAGCGGAACGTAAAGGTATTGATAATACACCAACAGACGAACACATAGAAAATTTAAAATTACTTTGTGAAAATATTTTACAACCTGTTAGAAATGAATGGGGCGTTGTAAGTGTATCATCAGGCTATCGGTCACCTGCGCTGTGTCAAGCAATCGGCAGCGTAAGTACCAGTCAGCATGCTAAGGGTCAAGCGGCAGACTTTGAATGTCATACAGTAGATAACAAACAATTATTTGAATGGGTCACTAATGAATTAGATTTTGACCAAGCTATTTTAGAATTTTATACTGGCACACCAGAATCTGGATGGTTGCATGTATCATACAACAAAGATGGCAACCGAAAACAAAAACTACGAGCATTCCGTAATGATGCTGGTAAGACTCAATACGAAGAGATCTAGCGATGAAAAATAGTCTTTTGGTGCACAAGCATCTTATTATTCGCGCCGAAGCTAGTCGACCACCAACAGACGAAGAACAATTACAAAACTGGATGAGAGAGTTTATAGAGTCTATAGATATGAAAGTATTTATGGGTCCTTATGTTAAGTATTGTAATATGGCGGGTAACAGAGGAATTACAGCTGTTGCAATTATTGAAACTTCACACATAGCAATGCACATTTGGGATGAACCTAAACCTGCGTTACTACAAATGGATGTTTACTCTTGTGGAGAGTTTGATCACACAGATATTTGTAAAAAACTAATGAGTGATTTTGATATACATAAAATAGAATATAAATATCTTAATAGAGAAACAGGATTAGTTGATCTTTAATTACTGAGGCTCGTCTCCACCACAAATATAACCTATGACCTGTTTACCTTCATACATATGGTATACGTGGTTAGAAAATAGTTTTCGTTGCTTACGTTCGTGAACAGTAACGTTTGTGTGAAACCAAGACGAACAAGATGTGTGTATTTCAAACGTGTCAAGTTTTACATCACCAAAAGTAGTTAGATACAATAACGTAATCATTATAGGTTTCATAGCCAACCTAAAACTTTAAACATTACATAACAAATTATAATTAGTAAAACAAAAAATAAAAAATCTGGTTCGTTCATATCCATTCCTGAACTGTATCACCCATTATTGTAGATGCAATATTAATTTTTTTTCTTAAAGCTTTTATAATCTTCTCATCAACAGTTTTTTCTGCTATAAGATCCACATATGTTACTGGCTTATGCTGACCTATTCTATGTGCTCTATCTTCTGATTGTAATCTTTTTTCTAGATCATAATTATTAGAATAATAAATGACATTACTAGCTGCGGTAAGTGTAATACCATAACCACCGGTTTGTGTATTACCAATAAAGTATTTTACATTTGAGTTAGGATCTTGAAACTCTTTGATAGCTTTCTGTCTGTTCTCTGATGATACCTCACCATAGTATTGAACCACACAACCTTCACCATATTCATTCTCTAATGCTGCGGTAATTTCTTTAATATCGTGCACATAATTAGCCCAAATAATAACCTTACCTTCCATCTCATCAATAACATCAATTAGTTCTTCTATACGATTGTGTTTGAAATTAGTTATTTTACCATCGTCAGATTTTAAATGACCACAAGTAATTTGATGTAATCTCATCAGCTGTGTTAATACGTGAGGCGCAGTAGCCATCTTACCTTTTAGTAGAGCGAGGGCCGCGGATTTCATAGTAGCATAAGCTTCTTTTTGATCTTTAGTTAATTCAACAACTCTATTCATATATATTTTTTTAGGTAAATCTAAACAATCTACTTTCTGTACACGGTATGAAAATGCTTTCAATATATCCTCCAATTCATCTAATCTTTGATAACTAGCAACAATCTGTACTCTTCTACCACCAAAATTTCTATCAACCATACGAGCATATCTATTTCTAAAAGAGTAATAAGAACTATGATCTAATAAATTTTCATTAAGAAACGCACACTGACTATATAAATCTAAAGGACTTTTTGTTACAGGTGAACCTGTAAGTATTCTTCTGTATTTAGCGTGTCTACCTAACATTAATATTGATTTAGTTCTTTTAGCTGTAGGGTTTTTAATAGTTGTAGACTCATCGATAGCCATAAGTGTTTTATGGCTTCTTAAAAATTTATATGCAAACTCAACACCTTTTTTTGTACTAAATGCTTCAACATTCATTATAAGGATGTGAAGGTCTAGGTCAGGTTTAAATAATTTTTGATACTCTTTATCCTTTGCTTTGGATGTTGTCGCTGTCCATAGTACCATTTTAGGTTTAATATGCCTAACTAAATGTGCAGGTATTTCTTGCGATAACCAATTAGTATATACACCTTTAGGTGCGACAATTAGCGCACCATCTATTTTACCTTTGTCGTAAAGCATTGACATATTATCAACCAACACTTTTGATTTACCTGTACCCATCTCCATAAAATAGCCATATTCTTTCTTGTTCCAAGATTTAGATAATGCAACTAGCTGATGAGCATAAGGCTTTGTTCTAAATTTATAATCCATAATTTTTTATTCTTTCTACTTGACCTCTTATATAATAATCTATATATCTTTGTCAAGAAGTAAGAAATGAAAAATAAAATATTTGAATTATATAAACCTAGTTCTTTGGAAAGTTTTTTAAAATTATTAAAAGCTAATCCAAAAGAAAAATTTGTTTATGTAATACAACAACCACCACCTAATATAAATATATTAAGTGCGTCTGACTTTGGTTATCTTGTAATATGTTTGCCTAATAGAGAGCAAGCTATATTTTCTACTGCACCTTATGTGCAAAAGATGAAAAAGAATTTGCAAGATTTTAAGAAAGATGATTATTTATTAGCGGTGGGTGACCCAGTAATTATTGGATTGTCAGCAGCGATTGTTAGTGATGTAACTAACGGACAATTTAATATGTTGAAATGGGATAAACGTGAATATAGATACTATCCGTTAGAGTTTGATATGTATCAGAAAGGAGAAAATGAGCATTAAGCAAAAAATAAAAACATTTACAGGCAGTGGAACATTTGATGTAAGAAGTGAAATGTTAAAAGATACGTCTGATATGTTAGACAATGTTGAAATAACAGACGTTGCAAAGCAGTGTGTGTTGTTAAAAGAAAAAGAAGATGAAATAGCAGAACTAGAAGATAAGCTGAAAGCAAAAAAAGCTGAAGCTGATGACATTAGTTCTAGAGTTATTCCAGAACTTCTTCAAGAACAGGGATTATCAGAAATTAAACTATCAGATGGTAGTAAAGTTTCTGTTAAGAAAAGATTTAGGGCTACTCTTCCAAAAGACGACGTTAAAAGAGAGAGCGCCTATCAATGGCTTCGAGACCAGGGGTTAGGTGATATTATTAAAAACAATGTCACTGTAAGTTTTGGTAAAGGAGAAGATAACAAGGCGAACCAATTGGTGGACCTTGCGGTTGCTAATGGTTTTACTCCGCAGCAGAAATCTGATGTGGCGTGGAATACATTAACAGCCCTTTATGAGGAGCGTGTCAAGGCCGGCCTTGACATGCCTTCTGATGTCTTTAGTCTTTGGATTAAGGACGAGACAAAAATAAGCCGGAAAAAATAAATGGAGGTTGTATTATGGCTAATGGAAAAATAGCTACAAAACAAACTGGATCAGTAGCCTTATTTGGTGATGATCTACAAAAAGGTTTTGAGAACATGACGCAAGACGATATGGCGTTACCGTTCATCAGAATCTTGGGACAACTATCTCCGCAGGTGACTGACGGCGATAGTAAGTTTATAGATGGTGCCAAACCTGGCATGATTTATAATACTGTTACCAACGACTTGTTCGATGGTAAGAAAGGTATCAAGGTTATTCCTTGTTACTACAAAAAAGACTATCCGGAATGGTCTGATAGAGGAGATGGTCCAGGTGCGCCTGTAGCAACTCACTCACCAGGTAGTCCGGTAATCCAAACTGGTAAAAGAGAAGGCTCTAAAATTAGATTACCAAACGGTAACTATTTAGAAGAGACTGCTTATTACTATGTGATGGTAGAAAACAAACAAGGTGGATATAGTCCTGCTTTAATTACTATGAAATCAACACAGTTGAGCGTCAGTAAGAAATGGAATTCAATGATGAAGTCTGTTCAGATTGACGATGGTAAAGGCGGATTTGCTGTGCCACCTATGCATGGGGTAGTCTACAATCTTCAATCAAATCTACAAAAGAACGATAAAGGTTCTTGGTATGGTTGGGTTGTAACTATGGACAGAATCATGGGACAAAAAGATAAGTCTTTGTATTTAGATGCAAAAGGCTTTTCGGGAAATGTCTCAAAAGGTAACGTGCAAACAAAAGCAGATGTAGAAGAGAAGTCAACTGGAGCGGCAACACCGTTCTAGTTTACTAGGCGCAAGGGCGATCCATAACTCCGCCTTTGCGCTTTACAAAATAAGTAGAAATGATAATGAAGACAGAAAAATTTAAAAATATATTTGAAGGATTAAAAATAGCATATGGACAATATCAAAAAGGTGAAGTTGCAGCCAACGGTGACAAACAAAAAGGTAAGGCATTCATTGTTCGAAAGAATGTTAGCGATGATTTGTGGGAGAACCATTTACAGGGAAAAGGTCCGGCTTTGGGCATCATCCCCATTCGTGAGGATAATACGTGTAGGTGGGGCTGTATTGATATTGACAGTTACAATCTCGACCACGGCAGCCTCATTCAAAGCATACGAAATCTTAATTTCCCCTTAATTGTTTGCCGTTCTAAATCGGGCGGTGCACATGTATTTTTATTTACAAAAGAATTTATCTCTGCTGCACTCATGCAGCAAACACTCAAAAAGATTGCAAAAGTTTTAGGATATGAAGGTAGTGAAATCTTTCCTAAACAAACAGAAATACTTGTAGAACGTGGGGATACAGGTAATTTCTTAAACTTACCCTACTATAATGGAACGAAAGGATTAAGATATGCTATCGACGATACTGGCTCCTCTTGTACACTTGAGGAATTTTATAAGCTCTATGATGTTTACTCTTGCGAAATGGAAGAGGTGGAGAAAATTAAAATTGAAGAGAAAA